TTGGATTTTCGCTGTCCACCGCACCAGTGGTGGGCTGAATGGGGCATCTGACGAGTGCCTCGGCATGCTAACAAAATTAAACATAGTAGGGCATGCTAGACTACATCTCATGGATTTAGTGTGAGATAGAGCCGCTTGAGCGGCCGTTCTGTCTGACCTTCCTTGGGTGCTGGGGTAACCACTGTGGGGTGGATATCCGAAAGGAGGCAGGGAAAAGCAGAGTTTTGCACTCACTTGGAACTGTTCGCCGGCACACCGAGGTCGGAAGGGCTTAACGGTATCGTCATGTTTTCTGTTGGGGGTTTGTCTTTTCTAATTAAGACCAAGCTACCCGGGGAGGCGGGACCCGTAACTCACGCGATGCAGATCTGACCCACGAATTCAACACGCAAATGAATCCCAGATCGAAGCAACCACCCAAACCTAAGAAAGTTTGGAGGCCACGCGCCGCCAAAAACACCGAAGCTGTTGCCAAGTCTACGGGAGAACTTGTACATCAGCTGGCGGGCGCGAAGGACGCCCTCGCCGAAGTTAAAGAGGAAAAGCGCCAGGAGGAATCGCATTCCCCTGCTGTGAAGCCTCCGGAGCCAAAATCGCTGATTGAGGGCGGTAACTGGGTCACTTATCACGATCCCACAAGAAAGCCAGGTTGGACAGGCTGGCTGCTGCGTGGTGCCGAACAGCTGATTAAACTGCCCTCGCTTGCCGCACTCCGCGTCGCAAGTCGAGTTGACTCCGCGTTTGGCGGCGCTGGGGCGTATGTCGCGGGGCGGCTGAATAAACTTGTACCGCACTGCACTGCTGCCGTGGCCCAGAGGGTGGAAATTTCCGCCCTCAAGGCCAGGTACTCGCAATTGCAGGCATTGCCTACAAGTAAACTGATGGGCGACATAGAGTTGTTTGTTCGCGACACCTTTTCCGTAGTCGACGACACAGGGTTTGTCCCGTGCGGTCGATACCGGTTGGTGGAGTACTGCAACACTTCTGTGCCCACAAACTATGAAGCCCCGACCTTGCTGTCGGGTGCCAAGATCAGCGAAACACCCACTACATTAGGGATTTACGAGATCCAAGCCAAAGGTACCTGTTCGAGCCAGCGCGTTCTGGCTTACACGGAGATTGCACGACAGCTCTCCGTGAAGAACCCGCTCAATGAAGCGAAGCGCGTTCAAGCCATTGAGAAGCAGACGTTCAACGCCCTGAGCCCGGTTTACGTTGATGCAGACCTGATACCGTTCGCCGTGGCCGGCACCAAGATCATGGCGAGGTTATTTGGCATCGACCTAAATACTCACTGGGAGAAGGTTCTCAAGGAGGATTTTCATTCGGGGGGCCTCAGTCAGTGCACCAGCCAGATCCTAACTATATTGGTTATGGATACCGAGTTGGAGAGGTCCCTCTTTGCACTATTAAGCCTAGCCGTAGGGACGTCAGTGTCCGGCACCAAGAAGACAGCCTCTATGATAGGAAGATCATGCAGCGGGCTGTTGGGCCTGTCGTCGTCGGCTATGCTCTACCTGTACCGGATGCCGGTCATCCCCCGTCCGTCATGGCTGGCTGTCTCCACAGGTACTGCAGAATACAACCTCCTAGAGACCATGAACGGCTTTGCAGACTCCGATCTTTTGCCCGCAGCTGGGTTTGCTCCCACCTTGTTGCTATAAATCACACCGACCTAGAGAGCCATGAAGCCTTCATCGAAGCCAGCCCTTACCCAGAATGGCGCAAGGCAGAACTCAGACAAGTGTTGCAGGAGGATGGGCTCAAGAACCTCGGAATGGACGTGCGGAATAAATCCTTCATGAAGTGCGAAACATACACAGAATACAAGTACCCTAGGGGCATCAATTCACGGAGCGATAGTTTCAAGATATTCTCCGGCCCGTACTTCAAAGCGATAGAAAAGCAGTTGTTTTCGCATGTTGCATTCATCAAGCACGTTCCGCAACGCCAGCGGGCAACCTACATCTCATCCCTGTTGTCTGGATGCTCGCACTACTTTGCCACAGATTTTACCAGCTTTGAATCTTCCTTCTGCAGGGAAGTCATGAACGCATTAGAATTCGAGCTCTATGATTATATGCTGCAGAATTTTCCCGTTGTGGTCAAGCATATCAAGCGTTCACTAGGTGGCAAAAACGTCTGCAAATACAGGGGGTTCTCAATAACAACACAAGCTACACGGATGTCAGGAGACATGTGCACTTCACTGGGCAATGGGTTCTCCAACCTAATGCTTGTGTTGTTTGTCGCGTCCGAAAAGGGCGGATCTGTGCGGGGCGTTGTCGAAGGTGACGACGGGCTCTTTGGGTCCGACGTTCCCATTGGCAGCGCCGACTTCGACGGTCTCGGATTTGACATTAAGCTAGTCAACATCCCCGACTTTATGTCTGCCTCCTTTTGCGGGTTAGTAGTGTGCAAGGACGGCACGTGCATAACTGATCCACGGAAGGTCCTGCTGAAATTCGGATGGTCCCTGAGCCCCCTGGCTTCGTTCGAGAAGTGGCGACTGCCTCTGCTTCGCGCCAAAAGCATGTCCTTGCTCTATGAATACCCTCGCTGCCCAATCGTATCCGCGTTAGCTTCACTGGGCCTGCGCCTCACAGGGGGTGTGGAGCCCCGCTTTGAACACTCGTGGCGGACGTTCCACTTGGAAGGTGAAGTCAACCAGCACTGGCAAGCCACCTGTGCGGACGCCACTTTGGGTGTGTCGGATGAGGCAAGGTGGGGCATGTGGGAACTCTACGGGATAGACCCCCAAGTACAGATTGACCTTGAGAAAGCGATCCTCAACTGGGAACAAGGGAGCATTACGTCGGAATTCACTGAGCTAATCTTCGGGGCTCATGAACACTGTCGCCACTACTGGGAGCATTACGTCGTGAAAGCTGGCGATGTTCCCAAAGCACCTAGCGGCGCCGTGACGTTCGCGGCGCTGGATGCCAGGTGAATTTTCGGAGAGGCGGCCGCACTGCCTAAGTGCGGATTGGGTCGACAACCGTAATAGCCCAAAACGTTGCCGTAGGCGTAAAATTTTCGTGCTAACCAGAATGCCGAGAGACTGCACGGAGCCTCCAAAGTGTTGGTTGTCGATGAACAGTCCAGCGAACCATCACGCTGTATCCAATACAAAGATGGAACGAAACAACAAAAAGAAAGCTAGGAAGCCGGCCCGGAAGTCCGGCAAAACGCAACCGACACAGAAGGGAGTGGCGGTTTCGTACGCACCGCGAAATAAGATGCTTGCTGCCAGGCTCACCAAGGGCAATTACAACCCCACGTCCATTCGTGTCGCACACCGCGAGTGGATGGGTGAAGTCGTGGGCACCACTGCATTCGCCGCCGGGGCACAGTGCCACATCAACCCCGGACTGCGTTTTCCCTTCCAATGGCTGGCACCAATTGCCAACCAGTACGAGAGCTACAGGTTCACTAAGCTGAAGTTCGTGTTTAGGTCACAAAAACCTACCTCCACTGCAGGCAAAATCATGCTGTATGTGGATTACGATGCCTACGACACGGCTCCAGTTACAAAATCACAATTTATGAACAACGCGGGTGCTGTTGATGGCCCCGTGTGGCAAGAGCTCACGTATAACTGCGACATCATGGATGTCAACCGTCTCGGCAAGACACGCTTCGTGCGCAGCGGTGTCATCGCCAATGCCGACATGAATAACTTCGATGTCGGAAACTTGGTGGTCGGCACCGATGCGTGCGCGGACGCGTCAGTACTTGGTGACATCTATGTTGATTACGCTGTGGAGTTGATCACACCCCATTGCGACCCGCTCTCTAATCTGAACGGTGAAACCGCAAAGATCACGTTCGGAGGCGCCATGGCGCCAGGTAGCCCCATCGGTTCTGCACCAACTATAACCGGAGGGTTGCCCATTACCGTAGAGAACGGCAAGAAGATTCTATTTAATGCACCAGGCGAGTATCTACTGGATGCGGAGGTGGGCGGCTCCGTGTTCACCAACGCTTCATGGTTTGACGCCGGCACTGCTGCCGCCGTCATCCCCTTGACTAGCGTGTTCAACGCGGCTGCCACGTCGTTGCTCGCTCGGTACCTCGTTCGCACAACTCTACCCGGTCAGTACGTCAACTTTGACGGCACCGGTAAGGGCAATACAGTCACCAGCGGCGCTATTCGCCTCGCTGATTACTTGCTGTCCATAAGCTAAGCACACGGTTCGCCACCGTTCGGGTCTCACGCACGCCCCGATGTAGAAGCCATTTCTGGCAGTGCCTGTGCGCTGTTTTAGGAGGGTTGCGCAGCCGATTGGCACAAACCCCCGGCCGGACGACGGCCTTAGGCGAAAGCCATCTGATGTCCTTCAAAC